TACTAAAGTATTGGTATGTTTACTCCCTTCTTTCCTTGAGAGTAGAATTTTTTGATTTAAGTTATTTCCAAACTGAGTAGACATTGCTCCTGCATTCCATTCGTTATTGTTCTTGTTAGAACGTACCGATAACTCACATGGTACTGATCCTACAGAATCCCAAAAGAAACATAAATCATAAGGTAGATTACCTTTTTTCTGTTCATCAAGGAGATCTAGTATATAAGCAGCTACATCTTCAATCGTGTTTAGAGTGCCCCTATCTGCATATAAAAAGAATCCCCGGTAATCTATAATCTCTCCTGTAGATTCGTCTACTACTTCTTCTACCTTCAATCCCATCGTCTTAGCATGTGGCCAAGACCATTTCATTTCTGTAATGATAAATACGGGGAGTATTCCTTGGTTTTGAGCATTAATTGCTGCTTCCAATAATAGGGTTGTTTTACCTGTATCAGAGTGGCCTCTTAGTAGGGTAATATGTCCTGTAGGTATTCCGGGTAAAGAAGTAATATCTTCAAAAGCCTTAGATACTCCTATCCAAGCTTGTTCTTTAAATTTTACTGAAGAATTACTGAATCCTTTGTTCTTTTTAAATTTATCTAAACTGAAACCGCCTTTGATTATCTCTCCGGCGGTTTCGGCAGCACTTTTCGTTTTTGCCATGTATACTAGTTAAATAGATCGTCAAATTTACTAATTGTATTTTGATTACCGACCGTAGCAGCTTCTAGGCTAAAAGCAGGTGCTTTTGGTGGGGCAGTAGGCTGTGTAGGTTCTGTTGGTTCAGAAGGGGTAGCAGGCGGTGCTGTTATTTCCTCTCCGGGGTTTAAATACTCTTGTAATTTTTTCTTGATATATTCATAGTCGTATTGAGTTTGAATTTCAAGTGCATTTGGCTGTTCTTTCAACCATAAACTTAATTGAGTATCATTCTTAGTTAAAGGTGATTTTACTGGTTTAATACGAACTGTGGTAGTTGGGTACTGACCAGGACCGGCTGCAGGTGTATTCTCTACTACCATATCCCAACCGTTCACTACGTCTGTGAAATCACCGATATCCTCATCCTCTGCTAAAGCTAATAATGCTTTGTAGATGTTAACTCCGAAACTCCAAAGACGAACTCCTTTTTCTTCTTCTCCTCGAACAATAACAGGAGCAAAGAACCTTGACTTAGGAGACAATTTACCTGATAAAGACCAGTTGTCTTTGTCGGATGTTTTCCTTAATTCTTTTACAAATTCCTCAATAGGATCTTGCTTACCGTAGTTCGAAAGCGACACCATAGGGAATTTCCCGATGTTATAATGTAGCTTAATCTCTGTGAAAGGATCTGCAGCGTTGTAGGCTGATGGGACGATCCTGATTGTGGTTTTTCCGTTTGCGGGTCTCCAGTAGACTTTATCGAAGTCCACCTTCTCTTTGTCGGAATTTCCATTGTTGTTTAACGCAGCCAGTTTGGCTTTGATTGCTGAAATGTCCATAATGTAACTGATTTAATTTAAAACTTGATTTTGGAACTCTTATTATAAGGTAATATAAGGAATATATTACGGGATAGCAACTATTCTGTAGAGTTTAGTCTCTACTTTTCTTAGCTCAGCGCCTTTGGTTAATAGAATACAATTTCGATAGTTATTCCAGTCTATTTTATAACTAGTGTCTAATACCCCTCCATTTAGAGACTCAATTAACCTATTAAGAGAATTAATTGTATACAGGGAATTACTCTCTTTTTTCCTATGGACTAAGATTGTATTATCTAGAAAAGTAGATACATTGCCAAAATCTACGTTATACGTGCACATATATTCGTCTTGGCTTTTTGAATAAAGTACAAATATCTTATTATATAAGATTTTATATCTATCTTGGATTGTACCTAGTACTTCATCTAAAGCTTCTCCTGAAGAAAAGGTGCAAAATAATTTGTTAGACATGTCTATAAAGTTACACAATTGTTCGATATCGTAATCGAATCTTGGGATTGTTGTTAAATTTTGTATCATTTATAAATATGAATTTTTTTTAGAAAACTAAGTTAGTACTGTGTTTAAATTTAATAGGGTATTTTCCTTGTTGATTTAGTATTTTTTCTATCTCTATCAGCGTTTCTTTTCCGTCTTTTTTACTAAAGTCAAAAACTATAGCGTCGTAGGTGTATAAAGCTATTTTTGTTTCTTTATTTTTAAGATATCCTAATACTTCTTTTAATATAAGGATATTTCTACTTGTTTCCAACGACTGCATCAGGTAGTTCATTAGCTTCTGAGGATGCATGTCTGGGAGGTTCTTTGTGAATTTTCTTCCTGAGATAGGATCTTGAATATATCCTTGTTTTTCAAATTGTTCCCACAGCTTGGCTATATATGTTTGAATTTTATCAAATACCTCTAAAAAAGCATATTCGGGAGGTATTTTTCCGTAGATTGCATGGAAATTAATTTGTTTTGCTTTTTGGTACTCATCCTCAGTAATTTCTGTTTTATTAAAATATAATTTTGCAAACTGAATATGTGCTGGTTCTTCTGTTAATTCATAACCTACCTGTTCACAGAGTAGCCGTAAATGGTATCCATCAAAATCCATTTCGACAAAAGCGTCATTTTGAGGTATAATTGCTTTTCTAAACTCAGGTGCTTTAGGTATTGCTGCAAAATTCACGGAATTAAATGCATTTGTTGGCCTAGAAGTTATATTATATAAATTATAAGAAGTATAAATTATACTGTCTTTTATACTATAGGTAGGATTAGTTGGTTTAAATATGTCTAAAAATGCCTGGTAGGTTATTCTTAAACCAGATTGCTCAATTAGAAAAAAGACTCCTGTAGCAGTTTTATTATAAAAATCAAATCCTTCCGGAATTTTTAGTTTTAAGATATGCTCAATTGCTTTATAATTCTCTTCACATTTCTCAAATAGCTTTGAAATCGGCACTATTTTACCTACCTCTGTATAATCTTGAAATCTACTATAATACCAGCTATAAGTACTACCTGTTTTTGCTAGATCTGTTTTCTTATGGCTACTCATCATCTCTACCAGTTGTAGATCTATCGCAGAAGGTAAAGGAAAGTGATAGAGCAATTTTTTCTTATCATATACATAAAGGATCCTAAACTGTTTTAATATCCCGTAGACACGGGATTTCTCTACATTTAGTCCTTCATCGTGATCAATAGGGATAATATACCCTTCTTGATGATTTATTGGCCTAATATAGACTGCAACAGTATTTGTAAGTAGTGGATGATAGTTATCATTATTGGAGAGCACTTCGATATATGCTCCTTTATGCGAGAGATCATTGAGAGTATCTAATTGTGAATCTGATTCTAAAATATAAAACATGTCTATAACCTTTCCTCTAATATAAGAAAAAAGATCATATTAAACAAACTATTACTTCTTTGTATCGAAATTAGCTTTTCTAGAATTATCCAGAGTTACTTGAGCATCTTTCTGTACTTCGGTATAGGCATTGAGCGGGACGGTAGGTGTAATTTCCTGTACAAACTCGGCATAATTTGTTACATATAGAGAGATTCCTGGCATTTGTTTTTCTAATGCTTGAATTGTTTTTTTATTTTTGGACTCTGCTCCTTGGTAAGGTATTCCGTTAAAAGAAGTATCTTTAGCCGGACCCTGTATTACCCAGTCTATTTGTGCATAGTTTTTATTCGGGAACTGTGACTGTGCTTGTAGGTAGGTTGCACTATCTGTTTCTACTATTTTATTTGTATTCTTATCTTGAACAAAAAATCTCCTTGCTACCCCTCTATCTAGTTCCCCCTGTGTTAGTATTTTTTTAAAAAAGCCTTTTAATCCTGCAAGGAGTGTTTGCTCTAAGAGTGTAGATACCGATACCGGAGTCTGTGTTCTTACTCTTTCAAGTTGAACACCGTTTTCTTTTATAGATTTTCCTGCATAATAGTTTCCCTTAAAATCCTGCACATAAAAGCCTTTGTAAGGGTTTCTAGTTATTTGTTCTACAAATTCTCCCTGAGAGGCTGATTTTGGATTAGATTCTCTTGTATCAGGAACATACTTTGTTTGAGTCGAATTTGTTGCCATATAAATAAATAGGTTATGTATATTCTTGTGGATTTTGTTGAAGTACTCCCCAATACTGGTTAAATTTGTCTTGTCTTTCTGATAAGCCGTTACTTCCCCCGTTAATAATTTTTGTTACGAGACGTATTACACCTAGACTTGGTCCATCGTTAGCAATTCTAGATAAATTCTTTTTATAGTATTTCCAAAAATAACAAGCTGAGTCTTCAGCATATTTTGTTGAAACTAGTAACGGATTTTCTACTACATTGTCTGTACTTCCTTTTGCTTGAAGATGTTTATTATAACTTGTGTACACATCTCTTCCTGTTAATTGAATAAAACCTCTTCCTTTGTATTTTTTTCCATCTCCTAGGTGAATGTTGCCCAGGTCTTTTCTATTTTCGTATGCAGCTCCGTTTGCTTCCTCTGTAGTTCTTTTAAAGCCTATTGATTCTACACAGCATTGTGATAGGAAGTGAGCTTTTTCTACAGGGCTTGTAATTCCGTACTCTTTCATTGCAGCTATTAACTTTGCAGGAGGTGTAGGAGGCCGGTTGTACACATAAGGCGTACCGAATCCTGGGGTTGATGCTTGATTTGCTGCAGCAGCGATCAACATATTTTCTTCAAGTGAGAATGGAATTGCTTGCTCAGGAGAGTTTTTTTCTATTAAATAAAATTGTGTCTTTATAGAGGTTTCCCACCTATTAGTATTTCCAATAGAGTGCTCTACACCTGTTATAATGTATCCAAATTTTCCCTCATATTTACTTGGGAGAATTCCCGGTGCTATATAAAAGCAGTGCCCTACTTTAAATCCGCCGAGACCGTCTAAAGTAAATGAGAGTTCAACCGGAATAGGGGAAGGAACAGGTAGAGAGTTTTTAGCTGCATCTGACTGTAATCTTTGTACAGTCACTTCTTTATGTAGAGTCTGTATTGCTTGTAGGTCAGAATCCTGCCAATCTATATTAGGATTGTTAAATAGTTTGAAAAAGTTAATAACATCTGTTTGCCACTTTGATATTTTATCTGCTTGATTATCAGCTATTGCTTGTGTTCCTTCATCATTCTCTTCTGAAGAATCTTTAGTTACGTTCAACCTATCCACAACATCCGGGTTCCATCGAAGAATGTTATCGATATTTTCAGAAGTATTCTGACTTGCACCTTGAGCAGCTATAGATATTTGACTTGCAATTTCATTAGTAATTTTACTGGTTATGTTGACTCCTGTAAAAATACTATCATTACCTATCAAGTATAAGGTAGGTACAGGTACATCTGTAGTATTATTCTTGTTATTCGCTAATTGATTAGTATTATTCTTGTTATTCGCTAATTGATTAGTATTATTCTTGTTATTCGCTAATTGATTAGTATTATTCTTGTTATTCG